GTACAAATGAAAGTGTTATAGTATTAGTTGCAATAGGATTAATTTCACCGTTAATAATTAATGGTCTTATGCGTTCAAAGATATCATTAACGCCATTACGATTGTAAAAGAATAATCCTTGCGGCCAGTCAAAGAAGTACACTCCACCATTACCAGCAATAGCTTGTTGCGGTGTGTCAATACCTAAGTTAGTTGTAATTTCTACAAGTTGGAATGAGTCAGCATCATAGCCCATAAGAAGATAAACAGCTTTAGGTTTAAATATTAATAGTTGTCCATCAACTATTTGGATGCCACGTATACCATCTCCGCCTGCAATAATGTCTATGTAGTCATCTTGGAACCAGTTCTCTGGTGAGCTTTCGTGTGACCAACGAAGTCTATTACTATATGCTGTACCGTCTTCATAAGTATTAGCTACAAATAATTTATTAGCATGAGCCATTGTTAGTTCTGCGCGCGGCATATAACCACCAACTGGTAATTGGTATGGCTGCCATGTGGGGCCAGATGCTGCTAGTGCGGTTGCGTATGTATCTCCTACAGTCCACTTATACATTTGAGTTGCACTTTTACCAAGCGCAATATACAAAGTATCTTCCCACTGAGTAAATGATGCACCGTTTGCAGAGTAAACATTAAGTGGTGTAGATGATGCACTATTTAAATAACTAAAATCACCACCAGAAGAAACATAAACTCTACCATTTATTGGTGTTGCTGCATTTTGTAACCCAGTTGAAAGCATTATGCGCGGAGACCCAGTATATTTATAATTATAAATTGTTTTAGGATTCCAATCACCACTAAATGTTATTGCAGTAGGATTTATTTTTTGAAAGCCGGCACGAGAAAATACACCACCACGTGGGTCAATCTCTACGTTAAGCATTCCGGGTGATTCAGCAGGCTTTAATTGAAATTGGTCAGCACGAAAGTTAAGCCCACCGGTAAAGTTAAAAGCTTCTTGTACTATAATATTAGCCATTATTTACCAAGCTGCTCCTAATGCGGGACCATTGCCTGCACCCGGGGATATCCTTACTCTTGGACCCAACCCATAACCAGATCCGCTAAGTTGTAATCCACCAGAATAAACTATTGGTTGGTTACTAGATGGTGCTGTTAAATAATCTTGATAGTTTTTTAAGTTTGTAACAAATTGTTCTCTATAAACTTGTGACATTTCAGCATCTTCTTGGAACTGATAGATGCGTGACATCGTATAAGCAATCAAGCACGCTTGTAGTTCATTATCTAAGTCTACATATGCAGTACTTGCTGGGTTGTTTTGGTTAGCATCAGACAACCAATTTAAGTTTGGTTGACGATATCCTCTGACTTGTAATAAGTATGTTTGGTTTGGGCGCGGCCATAGGTACAATGAATTTGAATACAAAGAGAAATAAGCTGGAATATTAATTTGGTTATTAGAACCTATCCAAATTCTTTCAGCTTGATGTTGACTAATATAAATTAACTCAAGACCAAAACCAGCATACTCTTCAGTTCCTTGAATAGCAATAACGTTAGTTAATTCTTTAATACCAGGAACTGGTGTAAGCTCAAGAGTACTAGGGTCTTCGTATATGTACCCTTCTATACTAACTGGCAAATCATAGTTTACAATACTTGTTGGTGCAGTTGTGTTTACAATAGTAAAAGCTTCATCATCACCAAATATTAATTGAAGTCCTTCTTCTACCGTAGTAACATAGTTTGCTTCGAACCAAGGCCAACGAACTTCAGAATCTACAATTGTTTGAAAACCTTCTTTAAGAAATTGCACTACTAGGTCTTGGCTAATGTCATCAGTATTTTCATTGGGGCCGATTGCTAATTGAGAAAGGCTCTCAAGCAGTGATATTAAATTAAAACAATTTAAACCACCTGTTGGGTCTATTGCCATGTTAAATTCCTATTCTTTAGATTTTGCTAATTTAGCCTGTTGATTTAAATGACCGATGCAGAAATCAGTTCCTTTAGCTTTAGGTGCGCGGCATCTTTTTTCTTTCATTTCATTCCAATGTGTGCAAGTTGGTATTGGTGGAATGTATTCTACACCAGAGGGTGGGGCAAGTTCAGTATTAGATTGTACGTAGTTAGGCATAATCCCTGCAACATCTTGTCCAGGTCTTGGAGAATTATACATCTCACATCCTGCTAAAACTTGACTTGTAAATACTGGTTGTCTTGTCATATGTTTAATCCTTCATTGATAATTTGTTCTTTATATACTATACAAAATTTTCCACTTAAAAAGGAAATAGCTGGCACCAAGAGAGTTGCCCGAAGGATGACAACCTTTCAACTCTTAGCACCAGCTAAACCTATTTTAACTAGCCGAAGCTAATTAACTATTTATGCAATGTCAGCTGACAAGTAACCTTGACGTGCACGGTTGGAGCAAGTAAGCTGTCCGTAGGCCAAGACGATGGCGTAACGAGCATCTTTCTGTGCTACTGTACCTTGCTGGAATGGCGTTGTGGTCCACCAATGTCCGTTCATACCAGTGAGCTTGAGGTACTTCGTATTAAGGAAGTACATCGATGCGTTGGATGATTGGTTACCTGGCATTGCAAGGTCAAACACAACTGGTGTTTGCTTGAACATCAAGTTTTGGAAACCAGAGTTAGCCTTAGCTACGTCCTGGTAACGTACGTTTGGTGTTAACAACGACTCATACTTGCTGAACAATGGCTCAGTTGTGATGATGAGGTCTGGTGTGTCGTTACCTTTTGATGCATTGTTGTACACGTTTGCCATGTTAACAAGCTCTAATTCAACGTTCTGAATACCTGCTGGAATGGTTGGGTTCCACCATGCTTCGGTTGCTCCGTCAATGCCACCAACTGCTGTGTTTAATGAACCAGCAAAACCGCCGATACCATTAAACTCAAGTGGGTTAGTTACACCGTCATTGGAACTAAGGAGCTGGTCGTTGACGAGCTTCTTAATTGACATTTCGGCTTGCATAATTTTAGCATTTAGCAACTTGATTATTGCTTCGGTTCCACGGTTCTTGGCTTCTTCAATACCGCTAATTGCAATGGATGCAGCAATCTGCTTCCAGTTGTAAATAGCAGACGTGATGCCTTCTTGTGGAGTCAAAGAAATGTTATCGTAGTCAGCGTACGATGCAGCAGTTGTGTTTTCCTCATAGAGTACTGGCTCAACTATCTGGGTTCCGCCTTCTTCCATAACAACTCTTCCACCTGAATTCATGTGGTTCAAGAGCACCAGGTCTTTGAATATGTTGTCAACCAGCGTTGGTTGGTAATTTTGCAATGTCGTTGAAAACAGTGCATTCATGTCTACAGAGTTCACGTTTGGTGAAGTCATTTTATTTTCTCCTTATAATGTTAGTGTTTTGGTTAAAGCCCCAAACCTTTTTTGGCTTGTTCAAAGGCTTCAAATACTGTTTTAGGTTGTGTAGTAGTGGTTGTACTTCCACCCTTAGAAGATGAGCCTGTGGAAACAATTGTTGCCGAACGCTTAGCTTGAACTCTAGCTTGTTCATCAGCCAGTTTTTTACTGGATTCAGAAGCTTTAGAATAAACTTTATCAAAAGTAACCTGTTTAAAGATTGCTTCTAAATCAGTTGACCCTGTTGCTAAAGCTTTAGCTACAACTTCATCTGGATTAAAATCTTCACCATACTTGCTTTGTAATTTATCAATAGTTCTTTGCAATTCGTCTAAAGCTTTTTCTGATTCAAAAGCTGCAATTCTTTGCTCTAAACTACGGAATTGCTTCTCAGCTGGATCCATCCATTCTTCCTCTTCAGGTTGAACATTTAGACCATATTGCTGTTGAAGCAATTGCAAGGTAGCAGCTGGGTCGTTTTGCAGGGCTTCCTGCAACGCACTAGCATACTGTACTTGCTTTTTTTGTTCACTAAGTTCCTGTGTCTTACGGGTATAATCCGCTTGACGCTGGTACCCAGCTAGAGCCTCTTGTAACGGTACTTGTACCTCTTCGCCATCTACTTGTAGCTTAACGAACTTATCGTTATACTGTGTAAAGTCGAATAACTCTGGCTCTTCTATTACTCCTGCTTCGCCTAATTCCTCGACTTGTCCATTTTCGAGAATGGGGTCGATTTCAGTACTAGCACTAGCATCATTTATTTCTTCATTACTCATTTTGGAATCCGTCCTTCTAGTTGGTTGTTCCTATTATACTGTAAAAAATTTTACATAAACCTTTTTATTTATATTATTGACCGGCTTGTCTTTGCTGTTCAGCTAATATTATTGCTTGAATTAAATCTGGTGGCATGCCTTCTAATCCAGCTGGTACCTCTGGCCCAGAAGGAAGTTCTCCTTGAGCTTGGGCTAAAATAGCTGCTAATTCAGGAGGTAATCCTTGAGCGCCACCTTCAGCTGGTAAACCCCCTGGTGCTCCACCCTGCAGTGCAGCTGCTAATTCAGGCGGTAATCCCTCCATGCCGGCTTGTGGTGGACCACCTTGTCCACCTTGTAAAGCAGCTAGCAGCTCAGGTGGTAGACTTTGCTGTGGAGGACCACCTTGTCCGCCCTGTAAAGCAGCCATTAATTCTGGTGGCATACCTTCTGGTGGCATACCTTCTGGTGGCATACCTTCTGGTGGCATACCTTCCATACCTGGTGGCATACCCCCTGGAGGAGCTTGTGGTGCTGGTGGTTGTTGTAAAAATGCTCCTGCATTCTTTACTCCGAATCCAGTACTTAAAACATACTCAGCCAACTTAGGTAAGTTGACAAGTCCTGCCTGGGCAAATGGTTGCATTGCTGAAACAATCTGCATAGCCATATCTCTACGGAAAGCTTCATTACGTGGAGCTGTGGATCCAGCCTCAACTGTAAAGTCAAACTCACCAGCAATATAATCTTTATCAAATGTTAACCACACTGGTGCATTTTCACTGCCTACTATTCTTACAGTTTGCTCACCAGTTAAATACTGTTGGGCTAGCATTATAAGATTAGAAGCACATGCAGCTATACAATTTTCAATTTGAATAAGTTTTTCAGATACTCTAGCATTACCAGCTTCAGCAATGATTGATGCTTCGCGGGCGGTACGAGTAGTCTCTGGAATAGAACCACGCTGGTATTCAGATACACCTGATACACGGTCAATGTCTGCTTCAATTGAAGCACTCATCTGGTAGAACTCAGGTGGGTTAATATAGGCCGGCATTGCAGCAACTACGTTACTTAAATTCTCATTACCCTTAACTGGAACCAATACGTTGTCATCGTCTGATGCCAAAGCTTGACGTCCAACATCATCGAATGCTGATTCACTAAATAGATACTTACGGGAGAAACGCTTTCTGTGGTTCATCATTTGTGTACGAGTTTCATTTAATTCGTACTGCAATGGCTCGATTGCTTCTAATTCACCCATTGGATAAAAGAATCCAGGGATTTCATAGTTACGCAACATGATGAAAGGATGACCAAATACATACGGCATCTTTACTGGCTTGACTAAAAACTTGTCACCAGTCTCTGAAAATATACACATTTCACCAGTATCAATATTATAATACTCAAAAATGTTACACATAGCTTCTTGTGAATCATAGTTGTTATCATAAGCATTGGTAGTTAGGTAGTCTACTGACGCTGAGTTAATAGATGGTCCTACATTTTGTCTTGCAGAATAATCATAACGTTCATCATTCTTAACATCTTTTAATGTGCGGCGACTTCTTTGTGCAATCCAACGTAGGTCATTCATATCTGTTGCATAAGGGTCAACAAACATGCTAAATGGGTCAACACGTTCTAGGAATGGACGGTCTTCTCTAATGATAAATGTTGATTCAACATCACCTGTTGGTGGGTTTTCCGTACTCGCAGCTTCATCAGCAGTGTCTTCAATATTATCAAGTTTGGCTTCTTCGACAAAACGATAACCAGTCTTGACCCAACCATGACCCATAATCAAATAATCTTTTGCTGCTCTTTGGAACTCTGGTTGACAACCATAATGCTGCCACCAATAGTTAATAATTGATTCTGTTACAACAGCTTTGTCACCATCTTCTGGTCTACGTGGATTAACATTAATCTTTGGACGACCAATAGCAATTGCAGGAGCTAGAGTATTAATAGTTGAAAACGCAACGTTAACAAGCAATCTATCACCGGCTCCAGCACCACGATAATGTCTACCACGATATAAGTTAATTAAACGCTGCCAA